ATCTGCATCGTCGATCTGCATCGTCGATCTGCATCGTCGATCTGCATCGTCGATCTGCATCGTCGATCTGCATCGTCGATCTGCATCGTCGATCTGCATAATCTGTGATCACGTTCTGCGATCCCGTTCTGTGATCACGTTCTGTGATCACGTTCTGTGATCACGTTCTGTGATCACGTTCTGTGATCACGTTCTGTGATCACAAAAAGCCCAAAAAAGATCCAGGCTGGGCCACCGTAGCCCCCTCTAAGTCCCCAGCACGATTCCCACCAAGAATTAACGACCCGCTAAAAATTTTCTGGGGAGTTTCAGGCCCGACCGAATCATTGACACTCCCGCCCGCCCCGCCACAATGCACAACACCCCCGAATCACACAAGGCAGAACGTATGTGGCCCGAACCCTACGCGACCATCGCCCGCGAGCGAGAGAAAGGAACACCCGCCGCCGAGGTGGCGAAAATGCTCGGCATCCACACGACCACTCTGCTGAGCCGAGTGCGTGAGTGGAACCTGAGCAACCCCGACAACCCGATCCCGCGCCAGTGCAAGGTCAACACCGCGCTTTATGTGCGGGCCGCTGAGATGAAAAAGCAGGGCTTGCAGCGCGCCGAGGTCGCGCGCCAGCTCGGGGTGCCCGAGTACCAAGTGACGAATATGTGGTCACACGCCCGCGCGCGTGGCCTGCTACCGCGTCGCATACCGAACATAGAGAAGGGTGGCTTCACCGCCTACGAAGCGTACTGCCGCAAGGGCGCGGCACCGAGCATGGGGGCTTTCCGCGACATCCTCAACTCGTTCAGCGCCAAAGAGATTGAACACATCGTCACGATCATCGACCCCCGCAACGACGTCACCTTCGCCCAGATGATCGCCCGCGTCCTGAAGGAGCATCTCCGTGACAACCCGAAAGGATGATGAAGATACGCTGGAGATGCTGCGGCTGCACTGCACGGAGGGCAAAAGCTACGCCGAGGTCGCCAAGATCACAGGTAAGGCCAGACAAACTGTCGCCACACGCATCCAGCAGGTAAGACGCCAAGACCTACTCCACGACCCAGCCGAGGCAGCCGCCTACTGGAACAACCTATCGAAAGGAACCCCGACATGACCCCACCAACGCTCCCTCACGTCGTCGCCTTCACCGGCAAAGCAGGCTCCGGCAAGACCACCGCCGCCAACTGGATTCTGCGCAACCACCCCAAAGCGATGAAGATGTCCTTCGCCCAACCGCTGAAAAAGATGCTCTACGAGCTGATCCGGCAGAGCATCCCGAAGGCGTGGCCGCACACGCCCATCGAATACATCGACGGGGCGCTAAAGGAAGAGCCGATCCCGTTCCTGTCTAACCGCACCGGGCGCGAACTGATGCAGTCGCTGGGCACGGAATGGGGCCGCAACACGGTCCAATCGGACTTCTGGGTCAACATCGCCCAAGGCAAGCTGGAGCGTCTGCTGGGAGATCGCCGCGTGGCCTCCGACACGCCACAGATCTTGGCGGTGTACGATGACATGCGGTTCCAGAACGAGGCCGACATGATCCGCTCGTATGGCGGCCTGATCGTCAATGTCCAGCGCCCGCTGACCAAGGTGACCTCGGACACGACCACGAACCATTCTTCCGAGCAACAAGAGATCGCGCCGGATCTGATCTTGCAGAACGATGGCACGGAAGAGGACTTCATCGCCAAGGTAGCAGAGTTGCTGCCTGTGCCACAGAAGGCTTGACCTCACCGCGCGAATCAGACAGGTTATTCTCACTTCCCTGTTGTACTGGCCGGGCCTAGCGCTCGGTCTTTTTTTGTGCCATGTTCCGCACATGCAGCTCGACGAGAACCTGATCCAGAACGCCCCCGCCATGCTCTCCAAGCTGAGAGCCGAGGCCGCGCGGCGTTCGTTCAAGGAGTTCATCCATCAGGCTTGGGAGACCGTTGAACCGGGCCGCAAGCTGACCTGGGGCTGGGCATTGGACGCGATGGCGGACCATCTGCAAGCCGTGGCCGAAGGCGACATCAAAAAACTGGCGATCTTTGTTCCGCCGGGTTTCGGGAAGAGCCGATTGACCCGAGTTTTCTACCCGTGCTGGGTCTGGACGCGCGAGCCGCACCACAAGTTCCTCAGCGCATCGTATGGTATCGACCTGACCATCCGCGACACGCTAGATGCGCGCCGGATCATACTGTCGGATTGGTACACTGAGACGTTCGACCTCAAGATCTCGGAGGATGACGGCGGACGCTCCGGCTTCTCGCTGAACACACTCGGCACCATCAAAGCCATCACGGTTGGCGGTAAGACAACAGGTTTTCGCGGCGATTCCGTGTTGTTCGACGACATCATCGGTGTTCAGGACGCCAACAGTCCGTCCAGACGCGCCGAAGCGATTGAATGGTTCCGCGAGTCGGCTCAGAACCGCGTCAACGACCTGAATATGTCCGCCCGCGTTCTCATCATGCAGCGTATCCACGAGGACGACCCTGGCGCGCTGGCGATGAAGATGGGCTACGAGCCGCTCATCATTCCGATGGAGTGGGACGAGAGCCTCCGGCGCACGACATCTATCGGCTGGACAGACCCACGCAAGGAAGAAGGCGAAATGGCCTTTCCCGAGCGGTTCCCGTCAGAGGCCATCGAGGAGTTCAAGGACGCCGAGACGGGCATTGGCTCCTACGCATACTCCGCGCAGTACCAGCAGCAGCCTGTGCCGCGCAAAGGCGCGTTCTTCGCCACTGAGAACATTGACGTGATCGACGAACTGCCTGACGACGAGTTCACCGTCGTCCGCGCATGGGACTTGGCCGCCAGTGCGGGCACAGGCGCATACACGGCAGGCGTCAAGCTGCTTTGGGGCAAGAAGACCAAGCGGTTCTACTTCGCGGATGTCAGCCGAGGCCAGTGGGGCGCAGGACAAGCCCGCGACGAGATGTCGAGCACCGCCGAGGATGACGGCACCTCGACACGCATTGTCATCCCGCAAGACCCCGGACAGGCCGGTAAGGCGCAGGCAGACGACATCGTGGCGCAGCTTTTGGGCTTCGACGTGCGCGTAGAGCGCCAGTCAGGCGACAAGGAGACGCGCGCCAACCCTCTGTCGGCCCAGATTGACCGGGGCCACGTCGCCGTACTCAAGCGCCCGTGGACACAGGCGTTCCTCGACGAGCTGCGCATGTTCCCCAAGGGTAAATGGAAAGATCAGGTGGACGCCGCCTCGTCCGCCTTCAACATGCTCTCGTCGATGGTGCGGACAAAAAAACGCACCCTGAACCTCGTCGTGGGCGGCGAGCGGCAAGAGAACTGGGCCGGAACGGGCGGCAAGGTCGCAAATCTGTAGCGCCGCGCTAATCCGACACCTTGACAACCGCCCGACTGATTCGCGCCGGTTGGCAAACCGCTACATCTGCCGTATAGTCGCCCACAAATCCGCGTGGAGACGACCTCAATGAGCGACAACGAAATCAAAAAGTTTGGCCGATACTCGGAACTCGGCGTCGCCTCGGACACCGATCCGCGCTATGGCCTGCGCCAAGACGAGTTCGTCAACGACCTGCGCGGTCAGCGCGGCATCAAGCGCCTGCGTGAGATGGCGTCCAACGACGCGATCATCGGCGCGATCCTGTCTGCGATGGACTTGATGATCCGTTCCACGCCCGTGCGGATCGAGGGCGGTACGGAAGAAGCCCGCGACCTGATCGAGTACAGCCTGCACAACATGCAGGGCGCGACATTCGAGATGTTCATCAGCGACGCGCTCTCCTTCCTGCCCTACGGCTTCAGCCTGTTCGAGATCGTGGCCCGCCCGCCCTCGCAGCACCCGAAAGGCTGGGTAACGTTGAAAAAGCTGGCCCCGCGAGCGCAATGGACGGTCGAACGCTTTGAGTCCAACATCAACGGCGACATTCTGGGTGTTTACCAGACCGCTACGACACGCTCGGCCTATATCCCGATCAGTAAACTGTTGCACTTCCGCACGGCGTCCAAGCAGTCCGATCCGGCAGGGACATCTGTGCTCCGCTCGGCGTACTCGTCGTGGTACTTTATGCGGCGTATCCAAGAGATCGAAGCCATCGCCATCGAACGCGAGCTGAACGGTCTGCCCTTAGTCCGCGTGCCGTCTGAATACTTGGACCCCGACGCCGACGCCACGAAAAAAGCCTTCGTCAACAAGATCAGCCAGATCGCCCGCGACGTGAAACGCAACGAGATGGGTCACATCGTTCTGCCCTCGGACGTTTATGAACACGCGGACGGAAAACTGACCGAGATCCGGCTTGTCGAGTTTGAACTTATCGCCTCGCAAGGCAAGCGAGACATCGACACCAACATCGTGATTCAACGCTACGCGCAGGACATGGCCCGCTCGGCCCTCGCAGACTTCGTGCTCCTTGGCTCCAACGACCGTGGCTCTTTCGCCCTGTCCAAGTCCAAGTCCGACCTGTTCCTGAAAGCCCTTGAGGGCTACGTCAGCGCGATCACCAGCGTCCTGAACCGCCAGCTTGTGCCGAAACTGCTCGGCTGGAACGGCATGGCGGCAGACGACATGCCGGAGATCAAGTTTGGCCGCATCGCGCCCATCGACCTCGATCAGCTCGGCTTCTACATCCAGTCGCTCACAGGCGCGGGCATCGACCTGACCGACGACGACACTCGCGACTTCATCCGCAACGCGGCGGGCTTACCGCCTGCCGTCACCGTACCGGGCGAACGATTGAACGGCAAACCTGACCGCGAGCAGCAGGTTCTGCCCAACGCAACGCCGCCCGCACCGGAGCAGGCTGAGTAATGGTTCAGGGCACACAAAGCTGGCACGAGCGCCTGTGGCGCACCAACAATCTCGCGGACATCGCGCGAGGTGAGGTGCCGGGTGCCAAGCCGTTCTCGGCGTTTGGCGAAAACGTCACTTCAGGGTCCGTTACCGACCAAGTGCTGTGGGAAACAGGGATGCCCACCACGCTGACCGTGCCGGACTCCATCCAACTGTCTTTCGTGTCGAGCGCCGCTGATACCCGCCGACTGAAACTGGTCTATCTGGACGGCGATCTGGTCGAGCGCACGGAGACAGTCACGCTCACAGGCACCACGCCTGTCCTGACCACGGCCACGGACATCCGTTTCGTCAACGGTCTATACAGCCTCGACAACGCAGCGGCCGCGAATGTGACGGCCACGAGCGGCGGCGTGACCTACGCACGGCTAAATTCGGGCGGTGTGCAGTTTGACCAAGCGATGTACCGCGTCCCCGCAGGCCGCCGCCTTATGGTCAATTCGCTCTACGCAGGCACGGCGTCCGAGTCGCAGGGCAGTTCCGGTGCCCGCGTCGTCATCAAGGCCGAGGTATCTTTCTTCAACGGCGACAGCTTTGGGGAGCAGGGCATCCTGCATCCCGTTGGCGGCATCGCCATGCAAGACAACGCCGTGACCCTGCCCTTTGGCCCGTTCCCGATCCCTGCGGGCGAGATCGTGGCCATGACTTTCAGTTGCAGTAAAGCCGCCGACGTGGTGGGCGGCTTCTTTGGATGGACGGAGACCGCCTGATGCCCTACGACACACTCCCCAAGCGTTTACGCGACCTGATCCCGTCCAAGGACGGCCAAGAGATGTTCCGGCAGGTCGTCAACAGCCAACTGGCGGCCAATAAGACCGAGGCCGTGGCGATGGCGTCCGCATGGGCCGCGCTGGAACGCGCGGGCTACGACAAAGGCGAAGACGGCAAATGGGTGAAGAAGACCATGCCAACCCTGAGCCAAGTCCACGTTCCCGGCGCGGAATGGGACGACAAGAAGCGCAAGAAGAAGCCGAAGGTCGAAAAGGCCGAGTACCAAGGTCGCACTGTCTCACTGGACAAGCCGTTTCGGATGCCAAAGGGTTCGAGCAAAAAGTTCGGCGTCTATGTGAAAGACGGCGACCGCGTGAAGCGTGTGACGTTTGGCGATCCGGACATGGAAATCCGCCGCGATGACGCGCGGGCCCGCGCCAACTTCCGTTCGCGTCACTCCTGCGACACGGCCACGGACAAGACGAGCGCCCGGTATTGGTCGTGCAGAATGTGGACCGCAAAGACGCCCGTGAGTGACCTCGCCAAACGCTACCTGAACGACGACAGCTTCACCACCCGCGATGAAGCCGCAGCACGCAGCTACGACCTCGGGATGGAGGGCGAAGTGCATGTCCACCAGACCGCTGACGGCCAAGCCGTCTACATGCCGGGAGAGAGCCACGAGGACTATCTCGAAGCGATGGCGAGCGCGGCTGGACTCCTTGAACCCGAAGAGATCGAGGAGGAAGAATACGAGGACGACGAGGACGAATCAGGAACAGGATTGCTTGAACGCGCCATTTCCGCCATACTAGAGGCCGTGACCGACATGGAAAAGGCCGACATGACCGAGAACGTGACCAAGACCGCCGACATCCTGAAGGTGGACACCGAGCGCCGCATTGTGTGGGGCTGGGCGTCTGTCTGCACCATGAAAGGCGAGACCGTCACCGATCTACAGGGCGACCGCATCGCGCCCGCGCAGATGGAAAAGATGGCAGACCGCTTCATGCGCAGCGCCCGCGCCGCCAAAGCGATGCACTACGGCGACGACGTGGGCGAGGTTATCCACTCCTTCCCGATGACCAAAGAACTTGCAGACGCCTTCGGCATCCAAAGCGAGCGTGAAGGTTGGATCACCGGCACCTACGTCAAGAGCGACGAGGAGTGGGCCAAGGTGCGCCGAGGTGAATACAAAGGGCTGTCAATCGGCGGCCGCGCACGTCGCAAGGAGGCAGAGTGATGGCTTATGATCTCGAAGATATTGACCTGCTGGAACTCAGTCTGGTCGATAATCCCGCGAATCAGCACGCGAGTGTTGTGCTATTTAAGCGTTCGGGGTATAACCCCTATGTCAAGTCCGAAAATTCGGACCTAACCGAGAAAGGAGATGGTTCAGTGACCGTCGAAGAACTCACGAAGAAGCTGGAAGACCTCCAGTCTCAGGTCACTGACCTGACCGAGAAGGCGTCCTACGCGGACAAAGAGCGTATGAAAGCCGAAGACGAGAAGAAAAAGGCCGAAGATATGGCTGCCAACATGAAGAAGTCGGCTGAAGAAGCTGGTTTCACCGTGGATGGCGACACCATCACCAAGGCTGCTGACCCTGAGTATGTCGAGATCGAAGGCGAGCGGGTTGAGAAGTCTCTCGTTCCGGCTCCGATCCTGAAGGCCATCGAAAAGCAGGCCGAAGCCATCGCCAAGATGGAAAAGGCGGCTCGGGAAGTCGAACTCGCCAAGTCGGGCGCGACGGAACTGCCGAACCTCGCAGGCACCGATCTTGCCAAAGGCAAGCTGCTGGCTGCCGTTGCAGGCGACGAGGAGCTGCTCAAGGGTCTCAAGGCCGCCGACGCAGCTATGGCTTCGCAGTACGTCGAGAAGGGCACCGCCGAGACGGATGAAGCCTCCCCGACGCACAAGTTGAACGAGCTTGCCAAGGCGCACGCATCTGCACAGAACGTCTCGTTTGAGACCGCCTATGCCGAAGTGACCAAGGCTGGCCCCGGCGCGGATCTGCTTACAGAACTCCGTACAACCGCCAACTGAGGAGAGTGACTCATGGCTACTACCAAAGCAGGCATCAGCATCACGCTCCCCGCAGCCGCTGATCTTCGCACCCACCAATACAAGTTCGTGTCCATTGACGCGAACGGCAAAGCGGCACTGACTGCCGACGACGCACACGCCGACGGCATCCTGTGCAACGACCCGAACACCGACGAGGCGGCCATCGTGCTGATCTCTGGCGTGGGCAAGGTCAAGTGCGGCGCGGCTGTAACACGCGGCGGCGACATCTCGTCGGGTGCAAACGGGGCAGGCAAAGATGCCGACTCCGGCGCGGCCATTCTTGGCACCGCACTCGAAACTGGCGCGGACGGTCGGATCATCTCCGTCCTGTTCCACCCGCGCGGCTGATAGGAGACCACAGCAATGACGCAACCCACCGCACGCGCTGTTCATACCGATCAGCCTCTCACCAATATCTCGGTCGCGTTCCTTCAGAACGCTTCCAACTTCGTCGCGTCGCGGGTGTTTCCAAACATCCGCGTGCAGAAGCAGTCGGACGTGTACTACACGTATGACCGGGGTTTCTTTAACCGCAACCAAGCCGAGCTGCGCGCTCCGGCCACTGAAGCGGCAATCGCCGGTTTCGGTCTGAGCACTGACAACTACCGCGCAGACGTTATCGCCCTCAAGACCCAGCTTGCATGGCAGGTCGAGGCCAACGCCGACGCTCCGGTTCAGCTTGAACGTGCCAACACCGAACTGTTGCTGCACCAAATGCTGATCCAGAAAGAAGTTGACTGGGCGACCAAATACTTCGGTTCCGGCATCTGGGGCACCAACTATGCTGGTGTGGCCGCTACACCGGGTACAGGCGAAGTTGTCCAGTGGTCCGACCAGACCTCGGGCGATCCGATCAGCAACATCCGTACTGCCAAGACAGACATGATGGAATCCACTGGCTTCATGCCGAACACCGGCGTCATGTCGCAGCGTGTGGTTGACGAGCTGCTGGATCACCCGGACATCGTTGACCGCATCAAGTATTCTGGCGGCGTCGGCAACCAGAACCCAGCAATGGCGTCGGAGCAGACACTGGCACAACTGTTTGGTCTGGAGCGTATCCTCGTGATGCGCGCGATCCAGAACACCGCTGCGGAGGGCGACACCAACGCGCACTCCTTCATCGGTGGCAAGAACGCGCTGCTGGCCTATGTTGCACCGACACCGGGCTTGATGACCCCGACCTCCGGCTACACCTTCACATGGTCTGGCTATCAGGGCGGCGGCAACGAGTTCGGCGTGACGATCTCGCGCCGTGAGGACGACAAGATCAAGGCGACCGAAGTGGAAGCCGAACTTGCCTATGCCCACAAGCTGGTTGCCAGCGACCTCGGCGTGATGTTCAACGACATCGTGGCCTAGTAACGCCTCGAAAATCAGTGAGTGAAGCCCCCGCCATGTGCGGGGGTTTTGCTTTTCAGCCCCGCCGTTGACGCAACGCGCATGGCAAGGTAGAGTCCAGATCAACTTTCATCATGTCAGGACCGCTCCAATGGCTCGACTTCTCTCCCGACCCTTCGACCCGACCAAGCCGGTCTATGCGCGGCGCTTCTTCGTGGCCGCAGGTCGTCACTACGAACCCGGCACCCTTTTCGACTGGCAGCGCCTCTCTGTCGCCCAGCGGCGTGTGTTCCTGCTTTATGAAGCTGGAAAGCTGACCCACGAGGCTGGGCCAGAAGCACCCGCGCCCAAGGCAGAGAAACCTGCACCCGCGCCAAAGCCGATTGAGCAAGAGGTGCAGGACGATGAAATTCTGACCGCAGCCGCAGAGCCGGAAGTGCCCGCACCCACCGACGAACTCGACGATCTCAACATGAAAGAGCTTCGTGCCATTGCCGAAAGAGAAGGTGCTCCCTACCGCACCAGCCGCGACGCCCAGCGCCAAGCCATCCGAGAGCACCGTGACGGCAGCGCGGACGCTTGAGGTCCAGAAGTACGAGCAAGCCTATCGCCACGACGATTACCGTCTGGGCGATAGGCGGCGCGTCCACATCACAGAGCATCTGAAGCGGCTGCCCAAAGGCAGCCTTCTTGACGTGTCCACCGGGCGCGGAGAGGTTTTGCAGATCGCCCGCGATCTCGGCCACGGCCCTGTGCAGGGTACGGAGGCCGTAAAGTATCTCTGCGACGGCCTGAACATTGTTCACGCCTTCGGTCACGCCCTGCCCTTCGCAGACAGCAGTTACGACACGGTGACGATGTTTGATGTGATGGAGCATCTGCTGCCAGAGGACACCAAGGCGGTCTGCCAAGAACTCGCCCGCGTTGCCAAGCGGCACATTCTGATAACCGTCCACAACGGCTCGCATCGCTACCGTGGCCAGGAACTACATGTGAACCGTCGGGCCTCGTATGAGGCGTGGCGCATTGAATTGGAACATCACTTCAAACGTGTCGTACATCGGCACGGTAAGGGCGACTCCATCAGCGAGATGTTTGAGGTCGCACTGTAAGGACCGCCGTGGTATTGTCCGAACAAAGCACAGGAGACCCCCGCCATGAGCGCGATTGATGACGGCGTGACGCCAACCAGTTCCGTCCGGTTCCTTGTGGGTGACGCCATCGAGCCGTACCAGTTGTCGGACGCGGAGATCGCCTTCTCGCTTGACCAGATGAACAACAACACCTATCTGGCAGCGGCGTTCTGCGCCCGCGCCCTGTCGGCTTTCTACGCGCGTCGTGTCGACACCCGCTTTGAGACCATTGACAGCAAGTACAGCCAGTTGCGCGACAGCTACGAGCGGCTGGCCCGCAGTCTGGAATCGCAAGGTAAGAAACAGGGCGGCCTCGGTCTGCCCATCGCGGGCGGCTTGACCAAGAGCAACGTGGATCTGGCGACTCAGAACACCGACCGCCTTGATCCGTACTTCTACGACGGCATGTTTGAGAACGCTCCAGAGCAGAATGACCGATAGTGTTTGCTACGTCATCGGCAGCGGGCCGAGCCTTCTAGGCTTTGACTTCGACGCGCTGCCAGAAGGCTACCGCATTGGTGCCAACCGATCCGGTTGGCTGGCGAAGTGCAACGCCCTCGTCACCGTGGACCGCAACTTCCACAAAAAGGAAGCCGAGCGGCTAGAGAACTTCGACGGCGAGGTCCATGTCGCGCTGACGGACACCTACCACAGCATCCCCGGCGTCACGTACTGGAACTACGCCCGCAACCTCGACGGCTTGGCCCTATCACCGCAAACGCTCACCGGGTCAAATTCTGGTTTCGCCGCGCTGAACCTCGCCGTGCAAAAAGGCTTCACGGACATTGCGCTGCTCGGCTTTGACTTCAGATGGGACGCGGGCCGGTCGCACTTCCATGAGGGCTACAACCAGCGGTTCAACGTGGACCGCCAGCTTGGCCGATGGGCGCGGGCGTTTGACGCGGTTCCGGCACAAGTGCAGCGTCTGGGAATCACCGTGATGAACTTCGTCGGGCCGATGGGAAGCCGTGTCAAGGCTTTTCCAACAGCCCCATTGTCGGACCTGCTCTGATCGCGTAGTATGCGCCCATGCTAGGTGACGACGTTGCATATCTCTTGGAGGACTTCGGGTCCAATCTGACGCTGACACGCGACGTTGGCGGCACCTACGATCCTGCGACCGGAACGTACACGGATGGTACTGCAACCGCCTTCACCGTCCGAGGCGTGTTCATCAACTACCGCGACGACCGTGTTGACGGCAGCGTGATCCAGATGGGCGACCGCCAGCTTCTCGTCAGCGTGGACGGCTCGGATACAACGCCCGCGATTGGCGATAAGGTAGGTGGACTGCAACTGATCGACGTGCGCTCCTTCGCGCCCAACGGCACCGCGATTGCGTGGTCCTGCCAGGCGAGGAAGTAGCGATGGTCGTCAGCCAGCTTGAAGCCATCAGCAAACGGGACTCAGAGGACATCGCCGCCAAATTTCTCGCGCGGGCTGCCGAGATGCGACGCCGCGTGGGCGAAGCTATCGCGGACGACATCATCGACAACAGCCCCGTGGATACAGGCACCTACATCATGGCGCATGTCGCGGGCGCGGGCGACACGGCGGACACAGGTGAGCGCACCAGCCGAGGCAAGCAACGCAACCGCAATGCTTCGCAGTTCAAGAACCTCGCCCGAGGCAACCTGAAGCGCAGCGTTCTGGCAGAGGCCATTGAGACCAGCGGTGAGATATGGTTCCGCAACCGTGCGGCACACGCGGCCCGCGTTGAGTTCGTTGGCTGGCCCGCACCGCTGTTCGGCAATCCGAACTCCTCTGGTCCCGGGCCGTATCACGTCTACGCCAAGACCGCCGCCAAGGTTCCCGCTATCATCCGTCGCGTTGCAACTGAAATGGGGATGCAGGCACGATGAGCACGACAAACGCGATCCGCGTCGCCCTTGAGAACCACCTAAACACGTCCACGCCGACTCTACCTGCAATCGCATGGGAGAACGTGCCCTTCGCCCGTACCGAAGGCACACCCTACATCCGCGCCGAGTTTATTCCGGTCGTGCGGAGGCCTGTGACCGCAGGCCCGACACCGGAACAGCGCACGAACGGGCTGTTCTACCTGACGATCTTTACGTCGGAGAACAAGGGCGCGAACGCGGGTATGGCTCTGGCCGATCAGTTGCTCGCCCGCTTCAACGGCTCAGACGCCATCGTGACTGATTCGGTCATCGTCCGCATCGAATACAGTGAAGTCAAGCAGCCTTTGCACGACCCGCCTTTTTACGCTATACCAGTGGAGATTGGCTGGTACAGCCACACAACACCGTAAGGAAACGTCGCCATGTTCGCACAAGGTTCCCGCAGCCGTCTATCCATCGCCGCCGAGGCATCCTTCGGCGTTCTTCCCGGCACGCCAGCTTTCGCCACGCTGCCATACAAAACGCACTCTCTGACACTCAACAAAGAGCGGGTGCAGGGCCAAGACATCCTTGGCGACCGTATGGAATCCGTGGACCGTCACGGCAACCGCACCGCCGCTGGCAGCATCGAAGTTGATCTTCGGCGTGGCGACTATGACTTGCTGCTGGAAAGCGCGTTCTTCAACACTTTTGATGCCGATAACCTGACTATTGGCACCACGCCAAAGTATTTCGCGCTTGAGGATGCGGCGCTGGACATCACACAGTTCCGCCAGTTTGAGGGCTGTCTGGTAAACTCCGCCACTTTCAACGTCGCACCGAACCAGATGGTACAGACCACGTTTGATGTCGTGGGCAAAAACATGCTCCAGGCAGCGACCACACGGGGCGCTCCGTCCGCGCCTGCGGGCTTTGAGCCATTCGACAGTTTCAACGGCGAGTTGCTGGAAGGTGGTATTTCTTCAGGCAGCGAAAACTGTAGCGTGTCGCAGCTTCAATTCAGCATCAACAACGATGTCGCGCCTATTCACACGATCCTTTGCGGCGCGAACGCAGACGAAGCGGCGGCCATGCAGTTCGGTAATGCGACCATTGAAGGTACGCTGACCGCGTACTACGAGGACGCCGCGCTCATCAACAAGTTCCTCAACGAGACAGAGTCCGTGCTGTCCGTGACTGTTGACGACCCGACAGGCACGAACGGCTATACGTTCTACATGCCACGCATCAAGTACAATGGCGGCTCGGTTCCGGTGGCGAATATGCAATCGCGCATGATTGAGCTTCCGTTTGTTGCGCTCAAGGACTCTGTAACAGGCTACAGCCTGCGTCTGACGCGCACATCGTAATCCCCGAGCGGGGATACCTAGCGGGTGGCTGTTCGTCGGGGTGCAGCCGCCCGCACCATAACCCTGTCACCCCGAGCAATGGAGACCCGACCAATGAGCCTACGCAATGTTGGCACCGTCAAAGACACCACGACGGTCACGCTTTACCACCCCGCCACCAACGAAGACCTGCTGAACGCCGACAAGTCGCCCATGACTGTCACGGTGCATGGTCCGTACAGCAATCGGTACAAGAAGGCGCTGCGCGACCAGCAGCACTCGCGGATGACGGCGATTGGCCGTGGCCGCGCCAAGTCGGCCACTTTGTCGCCGGAAGAACTGGACGCTTTCAGCGAGGCACTGCTGATTGAGTGCATCGAGGACTGGAAGATCACGCTGGAAGGCGACAAGACGTTGCCGTTCTCCGCAGAGACCGCCACTGAGGTATTCAAGGAGTTCCCTTGGGTGCGTGAGCAGATCAGCGCGGCGATGGGAGACGTGGGCGATTTTTTGGAACCATCCAAAGAGTCCTGACCGAGTACGCGGAGCATGATTTCCGGCTTGCCAAGACGGACAAGAACGGCGTCACGCTCCGCGCGCATCTCGAACAGGTCGCCAAGTCCACCGGACGCACCCCGCCTGAACTGGCCGAAGCCCCTGAGTTCCCCGACCGCTTCGCGCGGTTGTGGGAAGCCTTCATCGAACTGCACTCCGGTCGGTCTTACGGCATGAACGGCCCTGACTCCCTGTCGTGGTCGGACATCAAGGCGTGGAACGACCTGACACGATCGGGTTTGAAAGATTGGGAGGTTCGTGTCATAAAGTCCCTAGACCTGCTATGGTTGCGGATCATGCGTGAGAGCGAGGAACAGTAATGGCTGATGTCGTCGGGCTTCGCTTTGTAACGACAGGCGAGAGAGAAGCCATCGCCGCGTATGACAGGTACAAGGCGGGTCTTCTCAGTCTCGGGCAGGTACAAGACAAGCATGTCGCGGCGTTCAACCGGCGCGCCAGAGAAGAGTTGCGGGCGATCAACGATGTGGCGCGCGCCGCAGCGCAAGCCGCGCGGGTTCGGCAGCAGGCAGCACAGTCGTACAACCAGCTTGCGGGGTCTATGTACCCCGCTGTCGCCGCCACGAACCGACTACAGGCGGCGCAGAAGGTTTTGCAGAACGCCTTTGACCAAGGCGTCATCTCGGCCCAAAAGAAGGCCGCGATGCTGCGGCAGTTGAACGCGCAGTACAAGGCCGACGAACTTAACCGATACGCCGCCGCGCAGCGCAAGGTCAGCGACACCATCATCCAAGGCGACGCGGTTGTGAAGCGTCTCAGCGGCGATATGCAACTGCTCACTGAACGGCTGAAGCAGGGCACGGTCACGCAGCAGCAGCACGACACGGCGCTGAAAGCCTTGGCGCATCAGCTTGCGATCAATAACAACTACGTTAAGGCCAACGGGCAGCTAAATGTCCAGAAGGCGATGGCCGAACTGCGGGCGACGGAAGCAACCCGTGCCGCCGCCGCCGCCGATGCCGCCGCAGCGGCCACCAAAGCCCGCCTGTCGCAGTCGTACAACCAGCTTCTCGCGTCCATCAATCCGGTCATTGCACGTCAGCAACAAACGCGGCAGACCGTTGACATGCTCCGCGCAGCAGTCGCCGCAGGCGCGATCACGACAACGCAGGCCGCGCAGGCGTTGCTTCAGTACAGAAACGCGCTTCGGCAGATGGACGTAGCCAACCAGATCGCAACGCGCGGTATGAACCGCGTGGGTGTCATCACCCAGCAGGCGGGTTATCAGGTAGGCGACTTTATCGTTCAGATTCAGTCTGGCACGAACGTAATGGTGGCCCTTGGGCAACAGGCTACGCAGCTTATCGGCACGTTCGCTATGCTGGCGCGCACCACTCGCGGCATTGCCATCTTCTCGGCGCTCGGTGTCGCGGTGCCGATTCTTACAGCCGTCGGGGCAGCCATCATGCGCGCCTCAGGCGAGTCAGATACGCTAGAGAAAAAGCTGCAAAAGCTGGACCAGTCCGCTGATAAGCTAGGTAGAACCCTCGACCGCCTTGAAGACACCGATCTAGCGGAAAAATTCGGTAACTTGACGGACGAGGTTATCAGCATCTCGAACGCTATGGGGCTTCTTGACGAGTCCGCCCAGCTAAAGAACCTTATCGGTGTTTTGGATCGTGTAGAGGATGCCGCGAGCGCCAATGTGTTCCGAAAGTTCTTTGAGGGCATGGCTTCCGGCCTGACTTTCAACCTGGTGGGCGCGGGCGCAGCGCAGTCTGACGAGAAAGCCTTTCAGGCGCTCGGGTTCGGTATGGCCCGCAGCCAGTTTCTTTCGTACACGGAAGAACTGAAACGCTTGGCGCAGTCAGGCGATAAAGCGGGCGTCGTGGCAGAGTTCAACCGTTTCATCCAAGACGCTACGGATAACGGGGCTGAGTTGTCCATGTCGGGCATCGCGCTTGCGGCGTCGATAGAGAAGGCGGCTCTCCAGACAGCAGAGACCGCAGCGCGTCTGAACGGGTCCGCTCAAGCTGCCAAAGACGCCGCCGAAGCCGAAAAACAGCTGGTAAACGCTATCCAGAGTAGCATTGACTATCGCTTCAGAAAAGAAGAGCAGTTGATGGCGCAGATTGTCGCCATAGACGAAGACGTGCAGAATAAGCGCATAGCGGCAAGTGACCGTGCTATTGACCAGCGCTACTCCAAAGAAGCGCAATTAATGGGGCAGACTGTCGCCATCTCTGACGCCAACGCCCAGCGCTCTCGGGGCATAGTCTCGGCACAAGAAAGGGCCATAGACCAGCGCTACTCCAAAGAAGCGCAATTAATGGGGCAGACTGTCGCCATCTCTGACGCCAACGCCCAGCGCTCTCGGGACATAGTCTCGAGACAAGAAAGGTACATAGACCAGCGCTACTCCAAAGAAGCGCAATTAATGGGGCAGTCTTTGACGGCGGTTCAAAGCCAAACTGTTGCGCTTATGGATCAGACAGCATTGGCGCGTCGCCGACTGGAGATTCTGCAATCTTACAACGCTGAAGGTCAGAAAACCCCAGAGACATTAATGTTGGAGCTCGCTCTGGCTTCGGAATTGCTGCGAGAGCAGGAACTTCGAAAATTAGCAACGGATGGGATCACGCAAGCCGAACGAGATGCCGTTGACGAACTGGTTGAGGCGAACGCTAAGATCATGCAAGTAGAGGCTGGACTGGCGAATGCTGCTTCCGCCGCCAAAGGTTTGACCGCCGAACTGCGGGCAGCGGCTTCGGCTATGGCGTCTCTTGCGGGCATGGGGGCTTCAGTTGATGTGCGCATTGCGGGGCTAGAGGCTGAGATTAACGCTTATGCGCAAGGTCTAAACACTCAGGCAGAACGGAAGCGCGCAACAGAGCTTGAGAAGGCTCGCCAAGAGAGGGATAAGGCGTTCCTCGCTCCTGGGGCCGACGTTGCGGGTGTTGATGCAGTCTTTCAAGGCGTGGTTCAGCGTCTGGACAAAGAGGCGGCACTTACGACCAAAAGGGACGCCATCGTCGAAGCCCAACGTGAAGACGACCGCGCGGCCAAGCGTGGCGGCACCGCAGCTCGCAAAGACGAGCAGTACCTCTACAAGCTGGAGCAAGAGGCCATCGCGCAACGCGCTCTGATCGGTCTCAGCGAAGAGCAGCGCATTCAGGACGAACGTCGTGCTCAAATCACGTTGAAGCTCTCTGAAGATGGTCGTGCGCTGACAGTAACTGAGCAACAGCGCATCGAAAAGATCATTGCGATGGAAGCTGAAACCCGCAAGCTGATCGAGGCCGAGCAGCAGCGCGAACAGTTGATGCAAACCATTGAGGGCAACATCAAGAGCGCCTTCATGTCGATGGTAGACGGTTCGCAGTCCGTCGAAGATGCCTTCCGCAGTATGCTACGGAACATCTTGTTGGCAGTGTACGAGCAGCAGGTGGCGGCACCGGCGGCGAAAGGTATCAGCAACTTCTTGAGCAACATCGTGAGTGGCTTCACGGGCGGCATAACTGCCGCTGAAGCGAACGGCGGGGGTTGGAACAACGGGGTCAAATTCTTCGCCAACGGCGGCGTGGTCGGCTCTCCGACCATGTTCGGCCATTCTGGCGGTCTCGGCGTTATGGGCGAGGCAGGCCCAGAAGCGATCATGCCGCTCAAGCGCGGATCGGATGGTAAGCTGGGCGTGGCGGCTAACGGTGGCAGCCTGACGGTCAACGTCGTCATGGATCCGAGCACTGGCGCTCTGGGCGCGTTCGTGCAAGATCAGGCGGGTCAGGTAGTCGCCAAGGCCGCCCCGCAGCTTGCGCAGTACGCCAACAAGACGATGGTCGATCAACGTCGCAGAGGCGGCACAATGAAGGCGGCATTCAGAGGCTGACATGAGCATCACGTACCCGTTGAGCACTCCGACCAGCATCGGCATCGCAGAGATCACGCTTCGCGCACGAAACGCCGTGGCGATCAGCGAGTCGCCTTTCAGCTTCAGCCAGCAGATCGTTCGTCACCCAGGACAACGCTGGGAAGCGGATGTGTCTCTACCGCCTGTTCGCAAAGATCTGCTCGCGCCGTGGCTGTCCATGCTCATCGCGCTGCGCGGGCAGTTCGGCACGTTCCTGTTGGGCGACCCAGACTTCACCGAACCGCAGGGCACCGCCACGGGCGGCACCATCTCCGGCGCGGCAGGCGCGGAAACAGTAACCGCTACGCTGACAGGGCCAGAGGTGTCTGATACGCTATTGGCCGGAGACTACATTCAAGTTGGTTCGGGTTCCGGCGCAAGGCTACACAGGGTATTGCAAGATCGTGTAGGCAGCGGGTCGATGGAAATATGGCCCGCACTTCGAGCAACATACACGAACGCAAACCTCACGCTGACCAACCCCCGAGGCGTGTTCCGGCTTGCCGCGCCTGCGACAGAGTGGAGCATCAACAACAATAATGCCTACGGCATCAGCTTTTCGGCAGTGGAGGTCATCTGATGAGCCGTGACATCTCAACCTCCGTCAACACCGCCGTCGCGGCCCCGACCATTCAGCCGTTCTTCGCGGTGGACCTGATGTTTGACAGCCCGAACGAACTGTACCTGTGGTCGGGCTATGGCACCAAGACGATCAACGGCAAAGACTATCTTGGTGCGGGCGAACTGCTGTCCGTGTCCACCGTCACAGAGACCACCGACATATCCGCGCAAGGTGCGACCATCACGATTAGCGGCGTCCCGAGCGACCTTCTGGCGAAAGCCTTTGACGAGCCGTACCAGAACCGAGGGTGCAACATCTATTTAGGCGTCGTCGGTTCCGAGGCGGACTATGTGAGCGTGTTCGCGGGCTACCTCGACACGATGAATATCACGGAAGGCCCAGAGACCGGGACCATCGAGCTGTCGGTCGAGAACAAGCTGATCGACTTGGAGCGACCGCGCGTGTTCCGCTACACCGACACGTTTCAGAAATCGCAGTTCGCGGGCGACAAGGGATTCGAGTTCGTCGCGTCCTTGCAGGACCAGCGTTTGCCTTGGGGTAAGGGTATCAAAGATTGATTTACCGCCAAGAGTTCATTGATGATGTCTACGAGGACTGCCAGCCGCTCATTGAGCAGCACTGGAAAGAGATTGCGCTGAACCAAGACAAGATCAAGCTGAACCCGAACTGGGACGCCTATAGGGCGTTGGAGGGTATTGGCGCGTTTCGGATCTTCACCGCGCGAGACGACGGCAATCTGGTCGGCTACTTCGCTGTGTTCGTCGAACCGAACTTGCACTATCAAGACCATCTCTTTGCCCGCAACGACGTGCTGTTCTTGCATGAGGACTACCGCAAGGGCTTCTGCGGCGTTCGACTCATTCGCTTTGCGGAGAAGTGCTTGAAGGGTGACGGGGTGTCTGTTCTTGTGATAAACACCAAACTGCATAAAGATTTCTCTTCCGTCCTCCGGTGGATGGGGTTCAAGCATACTGAGTCCCTTCACACAAAGTACATAGGTGCCTGAATGGCTATCTCCGCAGGGTCCGCACTTTTAGCTACTGTCAGCTCCGGCGTGACTTTCAGCGCCGCCGCTGGTTTCGGCTTTTCTATGACTTTGGGCGCTTTCGGCACTAAGTTCCTCGTCTCGACTGCCATCGGCGCGGCCATCAACGCCCTGACACCCAAGCCGACGACCCCCGGCGCGGCGGGCTACACCGTCACGGCCCGAGGGTCCAATCTCGACCACCAGATCATCTACGGCCAGACCCGCGTGGCGGGTGCAGTCATTGCGGACTTCTTGGCGGGCGAGGGCGGGAAGGCAGGTACACGTTTCCTGCATCGCGTTCAGGTTACAGCAGGTCACGAAATTGAGTCCTATGAGGAAGTCTACGTCAACTCCTACAAGGTGACGGAGTGGAAGGCGAACACGGCTGCGGGTGGCGTCGGTGCGGTAACTGGCATCACGGATCTTACCCCATGGTATAATGATCCCTTTGCTGTGCTCGTGCCAACAAAACTGGTTGAGGTCGCGCCCGACGGTACTGAGACCGAAGTCACAGACGTTGACTACAGCAAAGGGAATGCGCTCGCCATACAGTTTTGGACGGGCGCTGATGACCAGATCGCGTCGACTCGACTAATTTTTGAACATCCAGAAGGCAAGTGGACTTCAGATCACCGTCTGCGGGGGCGTGCTTATGTGTATGTCCGCCTAGGCCGCGACGCGGAGGGTGACAACTTCCCGACAGGCGTACCGGAGATCACCGCCGTCATCAAGGGTCGCAAGGTCTATGACCCGCGCGAGGTCTCGCACGATCCTGACGACAAATCAACATGGGCGTGGAGCGACAACCCCGCGCTCTGCATCCGGGATTACCTGACCCAAGACTTCGGTCTAGGAGAGAGAAGTACCCAAGTTGATGACGATCTCGTTGAGGCCGCTGCCAATGTCTGTGACCAGACCGCCGACGATGGTTCAACGCGCTACACTTGCAACGGCGCGTTCACGACAGGAATCCAGCCCTACGACCTGCTGAACAGCATCCTCACGTCAATGGGCGGGCTACTCTGGTACGCCCAAGGGCAGTGGCGGATGAAGCCCGCCTATTGGACCGCGCCCACGGAGAGTTTCAGCGAGGGCGATTTTCGGTCGTCGATCAGCGTGTCTACACGGCACAGCCGCAAGGACAATTTCAACACGGTCGAGGGTACGTTCCGAGGCCCGAAGAGCAATTACGCGCTCACCACCTTCCCTGCGGTGGACAGCACTGCGGCCCTCGCGGCGGATGGCGGGACGGTCAGCAAGATCGACCTTGAGATGCCCTTCACCGACACGCCCGAGGAGGCGCGTCGGATCGCTCGCATCGTGCTGGAACGCAACCGTCAGCAGCTCACCGTCCGCACATCGTTCGGCCTCAAGGCGTTCCGTGTGCAGGTCGGAGATATCATTAACCTGAGCCTCGAACGCTTTGGGTGGGTCAACAAGACCTTTGAGGTCACGGAATGGTCTTTCGGCAGTGTCGATCAGTACGACATCCAGATCGAACTGACCCTGCGCGAGATCACCGAGAGTGTCTTTGACGAGGCGGACGATGGCGTCACGTTTGAACTGGACAATGCCAGCGTGCCGTCACCCCTAGCCGGTCTTACGGTTGGGAATCTTTCAGTCATCACCAACGGCTTTTTCTCGACCGACGGTACGTTCATTAACAACCTGCTGGTGAACTGGGACGCGCCCGTGAACTCTAACGTCGCGGAGTACGCTGTAGAGTGGCGTATCGACAGCTTTGACTACGCCGCGAACGGCGGTATCGTGACTCTAGGAACGAGTCCTACGAACCGAGAAGTGTTCGTCTACCAAGCATACGAAGATGTGCTTTTCCGACAGCCAGATCAGGACGGTTTTGACTTCTATGTCACGGGCGGCGGGTCCACGCTGACTGAACAGGAAATCCGAGCGCAGTTTGAGGCATCCGCAGAGGGCGTCGCGGCGCGTTCCTACGTCATAAGCGGCGCTAAAGTGAACGGCACGGCGAATGAGTACAACATCTACCCTGTCCGAGACGATGAAATATACAGCGTGCGCGTGCGGGCGATAAACGACTTTGGGGCAGCATCTCGTTGGGCAGCGGCTACGGTGGACGCATCTAAAGACGTAACCGCACCCAACGCGCCTACGAGCCTGTCCGCAACGGGCGGCATCCAGTCTGTTTCTCTATCTTGGATCGCGCCGACTACAAACACCGACGGCACCCCGCTCACAGACTTCCGCGAACATATCGTCTACGGGGGCACGAGCAGCAGCCCGACGACAGAGATCGGTCGCACAACAGGCCGGTCTTTCACGCACGGTGGACTTCTGGACGACACGACATATTACTACCGCATCAAGGCAGTGGACTATTCTGGCAACGATAGCGCGTATTCGGGGCAGGATAGCGCCGTCACGAATGCGGAGATCGCTGATGGTGTGTCGGTTTTGGTTGTCTATGCAGACGACGCTATTGGCACAAACCAAAGCCTGACCGCAGGGACTCGCCGCTACGTCCAATACGTTGAATATACAGGAACCGCGCCGTCTCTCCCTGTAAGCGGCACTTTTGTCCTGTTTGTGGGTGAAGACGGCGCGGACGGCATTGATCCGATACTTATCGTTGTTGAAAGCCCTGTTGTCGTGGTCAACGCGGACGCAGCGGGTAACGACGACTACGCAAACACCGGCACAATCATCCGCGTTTTTGAAGGCGCAACCGAACTCGTGTACGATTCTACGCCCGTTGCGGGGCAGTGGGAGATCACCTCAACAAGCGCCACGGGGCTGACGCTTGGCGCAATTACGGACAGCGGCACCTTCGGTACTGTGGCCGATCTTGTTGACATGCTCACGTCGCAAGACACACGAACAGCAACGTACACCATTGCGGGAAAACGGCTTGACGGCACCAATTTTACTCGCACCGCAAAGCAAACAGTCCGACGTGTCTTTGATGGCGTGAACCCCATCACCGTAATCAGCGACAAGACAGCTTATGCTATTCCCGTCGCTTCTGATGGTACGGTAAACTATGCTGGGTCTGGTCCGGCGGTGCAGGTATTTGAGGGTGACACCGAACTGGATTACGATTCAAATCCTTTTTCAGGGGAGTGGGAGTTTACTGGGTCGCCAACGGTCGAAAGCGGGTCAATACGCGCCGGAGCATACAATCTGTTAACTGGGGCCATATCCAACCACAGCAATATGACCACGGACACGGCGGTCATTCGGTACGACATCGTTGGGTTGAGAGCAAACGGGTCTGCGTTCAGTGCGGCGTTCCGTCAAACGATAACGAAAGTGTTTGATGGCACTGCGGGCGACCGAGGCGCGGGCCGTTGGCACATCGACGTGGACGCCGTGAATTACCCAACAGGAACGGATGGCAGACTGCCGCTGAGTAGCGCAGACGCGCAAAAAGCATGGGACGACGGTGCGGGTAATCAACCGGCTACGCAGGTTCAAGGCGATCAAGCATGGTTTTACAAAGGGACCGAAGCCAACCCCACCGCGCAATCTGTGTGGATTTACAACGGGGCGGTTTGGAACGAGCAGAACGAGGTCATTGACGGCAATCTGCTGGTCACGGACACGATCACAACCGACAAGTTGCAAGCCAACGCGGTTACTGCTGACAAGATTTCTATTGGCGATTCCACGCTTACTTCTGATGGCTCCGGTAGTCTTGTGGTTGGTACATTGGATGCCGGCAAGATTACCGCCGGGACATTTGACGCCGCGCGGATTCCAACACTTCCCCAGTCTCAGATCACTGATCTGACGGATGATCTTGCTGTCGGCATTGGCCGCGCAACCACCTTCTACGCCACCACGGAC